TGTAAAGTGGAGGTATCGCAAGGGAAACCACGCGACACGCTCACTGGGGAGATGTAGCGGGTGTGTAGTAGCGCAACGGGTGCGCGTATGGTCCACAACATACATGCGGGTTCGATCCCCGCCTACACAACGATTAGTTACACCGGCTAATCATTCAAACACAGAGAAAGAACCGAATCGAAATGACGACCGACATCGCAACGCAGAACAACTCCGGCGTGAGCATCGTGGACGGCTACTCCACGATCAAGCCGACCGACGCCGCTGAGGCCGCACGCCTCTACGGTGCCGTGTCCAGCGCCAAGCCGCTCAAGGACATGGTCAACGTGCCCATCGCCGTCGCGGACATCCTGGTCCAGAACGGCACCGCCGTTACCGATGGCGGCGAGGTCGAGGACCGTCTCATCGTGACCCTCATCGATGAGAACGGCAACGCGTTCGGGTCCAACAGCCCGACCGTCGCCACCGATCTCCAGAACCTCATCCGCATCATGGGTGAGCCGGGGACCGGATTCTGGGGCCAGTCCCTCACCGTCGTCCCCAAGTTGGTGGCGTCGGGCAACGGACGTTCGTTCCTGTCCCTGTCCCTCCCGGACACCAAGAAGTAACACCCAAACGAATGCCCGGTACACTCAGGTGTACCGGGCATTCGTGTATCACTAAGACGGGATGATGATGGCCAGACGCCGTAATGAAGAACTCGAAGAACTTCGTAATGAAGTTCGCGCACGTCATCGTGCCGCCACCAATAAGGTTTCTCGGCTACGTCGCCGGGGTGTGGAACTGGCTGGCACGAACTATGATGTTCGGCGCGATCTTTCCAAGATCAAAACTTATAACGCCACACAACTCAAAGCCTACCGTGACAGGCTGAACTCATTCACCGCGCGCACAAATGGATATGTGCCCGGTGATTCTGGCGTACCACTCCCCGCCGCCAAATGGCGTGAATACAAGCGGTTGGAACAGCAGTACAACCGTATCGGAAATCGTGAATACGCCAAGGTGGGTGAAACATTTCTTCCGCAACCGGGTGTGAAAGTGCGTGACCGCCGTAACATGCTGGCACAGTCTGCATTGGGCGGCGCGGTACAATCACCCTATCAAGAAATCAATCGCAATAACCGAGGCATAACCAGTGAAGCCGCGCTTGACAAGATCACCGAACAGATGCGGACAAAGACGTCCCGCGACTATCTGCCCGGGGAGATTGCCAAGGCACGCGAACAGTTCACCGAAATGTTGAAAACGATCGGAAACAGTGAGTACATCAACGCCGCCAACAACTTGTCCGATGACCAGTTCGATACCTTGTGGAATTACACATCGTTTGCGACGGAAGTATCCAGCGACTATGAGATCATGAAACTCAAAGCACGCGGGGAACAAGAACGGGCACACGAAAAGATTCATAAGGATAACACCGATGTCATCAACGACCTCCTCAATTGGGCCAGTTCCCTCCCGGAACGTAAAGGCAAGGGCAGGCGCTAAACGCGGACGTATCGACTATTCGGCAGATTTCGAGACAACCACTGACCCCGATGATTGCCGTGTATGGCTATGGGGAATCGCGCCGGTCAATGATTCCGATAAACTCGCGTGGGGAATCGATATCGAGTCCTTCATGGAACATGTCGAGTCGCACAACGCCACGATCTACTTTCACAATCTCAAGTTCGACGGCCATTTCATCATGGATTGGTTGTTGAAAAACAAGTACACCTATATGCATTCCGACAGAAACGGATTGCCCAAGGGGTACTTTACAGCGCTTATTAGCGACATGAATAAGGTGTATTCCATCACCATCTGTTGGAAGAATGGACACACCGCCGAACTACGGGATTCGCTCAAGAAACTACCGATGAGTGTGTCCAATGTCGCCAGGGCATTCCAGTTGGAAACCACTAAGGGTGAAATCGACTACCACGCATACCGTCCCGTTGGGTACATCCCCACCGAGGAAGAACTTGACTACCTCCATCGTGACGTAAAGATCGTTGCCGACGCACTCAAGGTTGTTATTGATAACGGCATGACGCGGCTAACTGTGGCGTCTGATTCACTAGCCGAATACAAACGATTGTTCGGCGTCAAGTTGTTCAATCGGACTTTCCCCGTGTTGTCCGATGTTATGGACAGCGAGATCAGGCGCGCATACCGGGGAGGGTTCACTTACAGTGATCCTCGTTTCCGGTCCCGGCAAGTGGGTTCCGGTCTAGTGTTGGATGTCAACAGCCTGTATCCGTCTGTCATGTACAACAACATTCTCCCCTACGGGGAACCTGAGTTCGAGTCTGGACGGGTAGAAACATCCGAACTGTTCCCACTGTCCATATTCAGCGTGACATTCACGGCGAAACTCAAACCGGGACATATCCCGTGTATTCAAATCAAGGGTTCATCGATCTTCGGCGCAACGGACTACCTCACCGAGATAAACGAACCCACCACGCTCATGATGACCAACGTGGACTTGGCCCTATACCAAGACCACTACGACATCGACATTCTCGAATACGGCGGCGGATGGAAGTTCCGCGCCGCACCCGGACTGTTCGACGCCTACATCGACAAGTGGTCCGAGGTTAAGGCCAACAGCGTTGGCGGACAACGAGAGATCGCCAAACTCCACCTGAACAGTCTGTACGGCAAGTTCGCTAGTAACCCGAACGTCACTGGCAAGATGCCTGTCTTGGAAGATGGGCGCGTCCGGTTCGTGCGCGGTGAGGAAGAACGCCGCCCGCCTGTGTACACCGCTGTGGGTGTGTTCGTCACGTCCTACGCCCGTGACCTCACTATCAGGGCGGCACAGGCCAACTATGACGTGTTCGCGTACGCCGATACCGATTCCCTTCACCTACTCACAGACACCGTGCCCGACAGCATCGACGTACACCCGTCCCGGATGGGCGCGTGGAAACTTGAATATCACTTCACAGATGCCTACTTCATCCGGGCCAAGGCATACCTCGAACTTAAAACCGATGGGAAGTTCAAGGTGGCGTTCGCAGGACTCCCGGAATCGGTGTCATCCATGCTCACGTTCGATGACCTCGAAGACGGACGCATCCTCATGGGAAAGTTGGCCCCGCGATCCGTACCCGGTGGCGTCGTCCTCGAAGATGTTCCATACACACTCAAGTTGTAGACACGCGCCCAATGTGTGCTACTATCTAGATACGCGATACCGCGTAACCATCACCGCAAACAGAAAGGGGTCCATCATGGGACTCATCCAGAACTACGCCAAGCCCGCCCCGGTCAACCCGTACAAGGACGACATCGACGCACTCATCGACGCCGGTGAGGGTGCCGCGTACGAACTCATCGCCCCGACCAAGGCCGTCGAGGGCAAGCGCGGATCGGTCGCCACCGAGCGCGTCAAGTTCCAGAACGCCGCCCGCGACGCCGGGTACACCGCCGTCGTCACCGAGGACTCCGACCGCCCCGGTGAGCCGTCGCGCGAGGACGGAAACACTCGCCTGGTGTTCGTCCTCACGCCCAAGCGGGACCGCGTGGTGAAGCCGAAGACCGAGGACGCCAAGCCGTCCAAGTGAACCGCCGCCGCCCGCGTTCCCAGTACGCGGGCGGCGGTCACCATGTGGTAGTCTCATCCCGAGGGCCAACGTCCAGGCAACTGGAAACCGGCTTTCGGGATTGGACTATCACAACACCTTGCACGCGGTGATGCGCGGTTGTGGTAGCATGTTGATCGCAACCTGCCGATTCCGTTAGCCGGGTCGCACTCACAGGAAGGGGATGACACCAGCGGTGTTGTCCCCTTCCGCCGTATACACGACAAGAAAGGCCCAACATGGGTAAGTTCAACGATCTCATCAGTTCGGTGGGCGTGGGTGACGACGGCGTGACCATCGCCTACCCCGACACGTTCATCGAAGACCTCAACGGCGCGTACGCCGAGGACATGGCCATCCCGGATGCCGCCATCACCGTCCTCAAGGCCGAGAACGCCGAACTCCAGGCACAGGTCACCGCGCTCATGGCCGAGAACTACATGCTCATCAAGCAGGTTCCCGCCGCCGCGCCCGAGGGCGACGGCGACGGCGACGGCGACGGCGACGGTGACGGTGCCGAGGACGACGACATCACCACCGACGATCTGTTCGGTGACGACACCGACGACGACAACGACAAGTAACACCGAGAACACAGATAAGGAACAGCATGAACGCCCAGCGTCCCAACCTCACCATCCGGCCCTTCCGCCCGGATACCCCCAACTGGAAGGTCTTCGAGGCCATCCGCAACGAGGCATCCGACGACTACCGCCGTCGCATCCCCGCCGCCACACAGGCCAGCATCGAACAGACGACGCGCGCACTCAACATGTACCCCGGCGGTATGAACGAGTTCGTCGCGGCCATCGTCAACAAGGTCGGCCTCACCATCGCCCAGAACCGCAACTGGACGAACCGTCTGGCCAAGTTCAAGCGCGGTATGCTCGAAGACGGCGCATACATCGAAGAGATCCACACGGGTCTTGTCCAGGCGTATGTCTACGACCACGACCAGGACTACGGCGAAAAGGCACTGTTCGCCCGTGAGCGTCCCGAGGTTCAGGCGGACTACCACGCCATCAACCGAGAGAACTTCTACAAGATCACCGTGGACACGGTGGCCCTCAAGCGGGCGTTCAACTCCCCGACCGGCCTGGCCCAGTTCATCAACAACCTCATGGACGCGCCCACCACGTCCGACAACTGGGACGAGTACCTGGCCATGCGCCAGTTGTTCGGCCACTACGAGGAGAACGGCGGATTCTTCAAGGTCCACATCCCCGACATCCCCAACACGACCGATGCGGGCGTCGAAGCACGACAGGCTCTCCGGGCCATCCGCACGTACATCGGGAAACTCGGGTTCCCGTCGTACAACTACAGCGTGTCCGGGATGCCCGTGTGGGCAGACACGACGGACCTCGAACTGTTCGTGACGCCCGAGTTCCAGGCGGCCATGGATGTCGAGGCACTGGCCGGACTGTTCAACGTGACGTACGCCGAGATCAGTTCTCGGATCACCGTCATCGATCGGTTCCCGGCAGGCATGGAGGACATCAAGGCCATCCTCACCACTCCGGACTTCTTCGTCGTCGCGGACACCCTGTACACGACCACGAACCAGCCCAACCCGGTCGGACTCCACGAGAACTTCTTCCTCCACCACCACCAGATCGTTTCGTACAGCCGGTTCGTCCCGGCCATCGCGTTCACGATCGGTGAGGGAACCATCATCGAGGAAGTCGCACCCGACTTCACCGATGTCACGTTCTCCGTCGTGGACGCCAACGGTGCCCCGGTGACCACGGTTCGCCGTGGCATGTCGTACGAGTTCAACGGTGTGACCGAGAACGCCACCGAGGGCGACGTGGACGGTGCCATCCGCATCACCCTTTCCGGGAACAACTTCCGCACGTACGCCACCCAGACCGCGCTTCACGTGTCCGTCTTCGAGGAGGCCAGCACCATCAAGGTCACCGCGACCAGCGTGGACGACCCGAACCTCACGGAAGAGATCACGCTCAACGTGGTCGGTGACCGACTGGTCCTGTGGCCCAACCCCGAGGTCTTTGATGACGCCGACAGCGACGGCATCGCAGAGCGCACGCCGAAGGAACCGGCGCGCATCGGGAACACGATCACCATTCCCACGGTGACCGGGGTTCAGTACAAGGTGGACGGCGTGAACGCCGCGAACGGTTCCGAGCATGTGGCGGCACCGGCACCCGGTACGGCGGTCACCGCCGAGGCCCGCGCGGGCTACGAACTGGCACCCGGCAGTGTCACGTCCTGGACGTTCATCGCCGAGTAAGTCCGTCCGGTAGGATGGGCGGGGTGGGTAACCACCCCGCCCGTTCGACTATCTGCTAAGGTTGCGCCATGAATCAGATTACCGATCCGCCGATCAAGTCGGATTTCGGCTACATGTTCAATTATGAAGTGTGGTCCGCTAACACCCACATCACTCTCACCAATGTCCCGTGGAACAATGACTACCGGGACGTGGTGAGTTTCAAGTCGTCCGATGCCATCAACAAGTACATCGACACGCATTCTTCCGAGAACGTCACCATGACGAACTCGACGTACGCCAAGGCGAACGAACCCATTCTCATCGATGTTCCGTTCAACCGCGTCAATCAGTTCAACTATGTTCGGGTGTACAACCCGTCCCAGCCGGTTCGCGGCGGCGATATCGCCAAATACCTCTACTACTTCATCACCGATGTTCGGTACATCGCGCCCAACACCACGGCCATCGTCGTCCAGTTGGATGTCTGGCAGACCTACATCCGACAGGTTCAGTTGGGCAGGTGCTACATCGAACGCGGACACCTAGGAATTGCCAATACCAAGGCATTCCAGAACTACGGGCGCGACTACCTCACTGTTCCCGAAGGACTCGACACTGGGTCCGAGTACGTCAACGTGGTCATGCGGTCGGATGACCAGATCATCCTTCCCCTGGCGGGTAAGTATTCGATCCTGGTGGCGTCCACAGTCAAGTTGGAAGCGGCACCGGGAACGACCGCGAACCCCAATCTGGAATCCGCCGAGGGCGGCACATTCCAGGGTCTTCCGTCTGGGGCGTCGTACTACATTTTCCAAACGTCTGCCGATTTCCGGGCGTTCATGACCAAGTACAGCAAGTTCCCGTGGGTGACACAGGGCATCATTTCCATTAGTGTCATCCCGCCGATTACGCGGTACTTTTCCCTGTCCGAACTTGGCCCTAAGTTGGCCATCGGTGCCTACAAGGCACCAAGCACACAGGCAACCAAGGAACAGCGCGCGATCTTCCCGAACTGGCGGGAAAACAGTACGATCATGTCGTACATTCCCAGACGCTACCGACACTTGAAAAAGTTCTGGACTTTCCCGTACATGGCTATCGAGTTGACGACCATGACCGGACAGGTGGTCATCCTCAAGCCCGAGGCGTGGAAGTCCAAAGACGCCATCATGGCCGAGGAAGTCGCGCTACTTCCGCCCAATCAGCGCATGATCTTCTACCCGGTGGGATACAACTACCGATCCGAGGCGCAACTACACGGCGGCGAACAGGGCGACGGCATCAACTACGCGGCGGGTATCTCGAACTTCCCCGCGTTGGCCATCGTCAACAACGGTGCCATTGCCGTCATGGCGTCCAACGCGCATTCCATCGCGTTCGGGTATCAGTCGGCCGATTGGTCCCAACAGCGTGCGTTGCGAGGTAACGAAACATCGTACGATCAGGCAACGGCGGCAATGCAAGCCGGAACCGATCTCATGAACAACGACATTTCCGGTCAGACGAACGCCTTACGCATTCAGCAGGAAACACAGATGCAAGGCGTGTTCGCCAATGGCATTACCGGCATCGGTAGCGGTGTGGGAATGGGCGCATTCGGTGGACCTGGCGGCGCGGTTGTCGGCGGTGTCGGCGGTCTTATTTCCGCCGTAGCCGGTGGCGTGTCGGCCATGATTACACAGGGCGGGCAGAACCGGCAACTGGCCAACACCGTGTCCGGTATGCGCGGTGCCAATGACATCAACCAGCGCACCGCCGCGTACATGCGCGACACGAACAAGGGACTGGCTGATTGGGCGGCACGCGGTGACTATGAGAACGCTATTGCCGGTCTGAATGCTAAGACCCGTGACATGCAACTCACACCGCCGTCCGTATCAGGGCAGGTAGGCGGGGAAGCGCTCGGAATCCTGAACTTCCGCATGGGATACCGTGTGAAATGGCTTATGCCGGATCAGGCGTCTATCCAGTCGGTAGGCGAATACTGGCTACGGTATGGTTACGCCGTTCAGCGATTCGGATTCGTCCCCAATGACTTCATGGTCATGGACAAGTTCACCTACTGGAAGATGAAGGAAACGTACATTCGGGCGGCAGGTATGCCCGAGGCGTTCAAACAGGCCATTCGTGGCATCTTTGAAAAGGGTGTTACGGTATGGGCAGACCCCGACGACATCGGTATGATCGATAACGCGGACAACACACCACTTCCGGGTATCACGATTGACGGATACATCCCGCCCGACATCGACCCGGAACCCGAACCTGAACCGCCCATTGTTCCCAAGCGAAAGAAGAAAGACATGTTGGTGTACAGCAGTGTGGACGACAACCCGGCAACCCCTGGCCCTGTGTGGGCACTGGCGGGAACATCGCCGGGAACCGATGCCAACTGGATCGAGACACGCGACAACGTGCGCGCCGTCGCATTCCTGGAACAGTGTGGCGTGGACGATCCGGTGGGACTCACCATTGCAGAGTTCGCAGAGTACCGCGACCTGTACCGTTCGCCGGTCGGCACACAGGAAATCCCGCCCGCCCCCGAGGGTGTCTAACCATGGGGCGCAATCGAGGGTCCAAGCGTCGAGGGGACGCACAGGTATACGAATCCATGTACCTGCCGTTCATGTCGGGCGGGCGCGGTAGTAACAACCAGACCAACAACCGACAGATCGTTCTGGAACGGATGTACCGGCGGGTACTCGGTGAACTGGCTATGAATCGGTTCGAGTGGAAGGGTTTCGAGGACACGGGCGTGAACGTCCGCTACCTGGAAATGATGCTGTACTTTCACGCCCTGGCCGTGGTGTTCAAGGACGAACCGCTGTACAAGGACGATGTGACCGCCCCGAACGGTCGGCGTCTGGTGCGCGCGGGTACGAACCAGATTTACGCCCTTCGAGGGTCGGCGTCCGGTCCCCGGAATCTGGTGGACGATCCCATCCAGTTCACGGTCACCGGGTCCAACTTCACCGGGCGTGTCCTGTCGATCAACAAGTGTGTCCCCGTGTGGGCCAACTACTTCCGATCCCCGGACCTGGACATCGTGGAAGTCTACGCACAGAAACTTGCAGAACTCGACCGAACCATCGAGATCAACAGCAAGAATGCGCGTCGATCCAAGATTCTTGTGTACAACGAGAATGCCCAACTTACGGCCAAGAATGTCAATGACATGATCGACCGTGGTGAGGGCACCATTCCCGTCAACTTCCAGATGGGCGAAATGGTCCAGGCACTCGACTTGGGCGTAGACCCCAAGGGAATCGAATCCCTGTCCGTCCTGCGGGCACGACTGTGGAACGAGGCCATGGGACTGTTGGGCATCAACAACGCCAACCATGACAAGAAAGAACGTGTACAGGCGGCGGAAGTTCAGGCGAATGACGATCAGGTGGAAACCGCCCGGCGTATCAACCTGAACGCCCGGAAGGACGCCGCCGAGGCCATCAGTGACATGTTCGACCTGGACATCACCGTGGACTACTACACGAACCAGCCGACGGAAACGGTCAATCCCTTGACCGTCGAACAGACAGGGGACGGTGGCGCATAATGCCCGTGTACACGATGGAACTATGGCGCGTACTCGAAATGACCGATGACATCGGCCTGAACGAGTATCCCGAGTTCAAGGCCGGTTACCGGCAGGTGCTCAACAAACTCATCATCGACCACTACCATGACCGAGAGATTGGCATGGAAACCATCGACAAGTTCCGCAACGCGGTACGTCGTCGGCTCAATGAGGTCATGCCGTACTACAACAGCCTGTACAAGACACAGGAAATCCAGTACGACCCACTGTCCACCATCGACATCCGAACCCTCACTAACGGCACCGCCACGACGGAAACCGAGGCCAGCGCCGAGACAACCAGCACCATGGAGAATGAGGGCGGATCGCGTGCGGTCCAGTCCAACACTCCACAGGTGCGGTTGTCGGGGAACGGTGACTATGCGTCTGCCGCCGCCGACACCACCAGTGACAACACGGCGACGGGTTCGGGCACCGAATCCCAGAACAGTACCAGTAACGAATCGTCCGAGAACGAATCTCGCACGACCGGTTACCAGGGCGTCCCCGCATCCCTTATCATGGAATACCGGCGGTCCCTCATGAACATCGATCTGTTGGTGATCGATGAACTGTCCGATATGTTCATGGGTGTGTGGGACAACGGCGACGACATCCTCCCCTACCCGTATACACCACTTCCCAACCTGTACTGAAAGGACCATCATGGTTATCGAAAACCCGCTCATGCCGCCCCGTCTGGGGGTTGGGACCGTGCCCAACATCGTGCCGTTCACCATGCGGGAGAACTTCTCTCAGATGGGTCTAGTGGAGGGGATGCGGCACTGGATCAACTACGATCTCATCCCGTTCATCAACGCCAACGTGGACAAACTGTCCGCGACATGGGTGGAACAGGCCAACGCACTCATCGACGCTTTCGAGGTCATCACCACTGGCCTGGTTGCCGAGGTCAACGGCGCGGTTGCCCAGATCGGTGACCGCGTGGAACAGGCCGAGGCCGCGAAGGTTGCCGCCGAGGCGGCGCGCGATCTCGCCGCACAGTACGCGTCTCAGGCCGAAGAGATTCAGGATGTGGCAGTTGCCGGTATCACCGGCGACGACACCAGCGCCACCCGTAGCGTCCTGGACGGCCTTTACGCATCCGCCGCCGCGTTCGACATCATCGAAGGCATCATCGATGGGCGTCTGTCTGAGGCATCCATGACGGCGAACTTCGCCGCTAAGACGACTCAGGAAACGGTGGAGACTGGTCGTCTGTCAGCGGTGAACGTCAAGGGTGCCATCGATACGTCCCGCGCCACCGTCATCGACTCGGATTACGAGTCCCTGGACCTGGCGTACCAGGCTACGCCGGTCGGCGGTGTCCTGGAAGTGCGAACGGCACATGTGCGTGCGGCATCCCTCAACATCGACAAGTCCATCGAACTCCGGTTCAACGGTGGACGTATCACGATGACGAACAAGGACACGAACGCCATCACCGTCACCGTGGCAGATGTCACCATCACCGCGCCCAACCTTGTCGGCGCGGGCGGAAACATCGTTGGCACCGGGTCCGGTATCCGCACGACGAACGCGCACCGGCTCACGCTCACCGACATCAACATTTCCCAGTTCTCGTATTGCGGTATCGACATCCGCAACAGCGACGACATCCGCATCCGTCGTGGATTCGTGAAGAACATCGCGTACGGTGCCGTCATGCTGGCCAGCGTGCGTAAGGGTGTCGTGGAGGATGTCGAGGTCGATACTGTTCACCAGCCCGCCGGGTACGTGAACAGTTACGGCATGGCGGCGTCCCGGTTCAGCAATGAACCCATCGCATCGTCCTCGAACTCCAGTGATGTGACCTTCCAGCGTTGCATCGTGCGGAACGTTCCCCTCTGGGAAGGGTTCGACACCCACGGCGGAATCCGCATCCGGTTCATCGACTGCAAGGCGTACAACTGCCAGGTGGGATTCGCCATCGTCGGCATCCCGCGCAAGGATGTGGTGCCCGAGACTGTCGGCACCGCCGCCAAGGACTTCCTCATCCGCAACTGCTACGCCGAGTCCGGTGTTACGGACGGTTCCCAACTGTCCGGTCTGACACTGGCAGGAACCACCGAGGGCGCAAACGCCGTGGACCGGGCCACCGGCATCATCGACGGACTCACCATCGTGGGCTACGGTTCGACCCTTTCCGGCACGTACGGTGCCACGTACGTCCACACGACGGACAACGTGGTGTTCAACAACGTGACGTGCATCGACTCGATGCGTGGCCTCATGCTGGACTACAACAACCGCAATTTCTCCATGACCAACATCACGGTCATCGATGCATGGTTGCCCGCCACCGATGCACTGGACGCCACGGCCATCGGGTTCCGATCCACCGAGAACACGGGAACCATCGCCAACGCCACCATGGTCAACACCGGCAAGTACGACGGTGTGACCAAGAAAGGCATCGGATACGGAATGCGCGCGTGGTCGGCAACAGGAACGCGAATCCTCATCAACAACATCCGCGTCATCGGTGCAACCATCGGTGAGTTCGTCAACCCCGGAAACACCACCATCGGGTACGAACTCAACGCCAACATCCGATTCATCGGGGCCAAGAAAACCGTTTCGGGTTCGCGCGGTGGAAACGCGGCACTGGCAAGCCTGTTGACCGCGCTGAACGATCTCGGACTCATCACCAACAACACCGTGGCATAAGAAAGGAAATACACATCATGGGAGCGCTCAAGAACCATCCGGGTATGTGGTTGCGCGACGACGCCGCCGCCGCAATCAACGCCCTCGAAGACAAGTACGGCGTTATTCGCATCAACAGCGCGGGGCGCACGGTCAAGGAACAGCAGGAACTCATCGACCGTTGGAACCGTGGCGGTGCCGCGAACCGCCCGCCGTATCTGTACCGACCCGCCAGTCCCGCCAGTTCGTCCAACCATGTGGCAAATGGCGGAATCGCCGTGGACGTGTACAACTACACGTCCGACCGATACAAGTTGGTCGAGTTCGGATTCGAGTGGTACGGCAAGGGTGATGTCGTCCACTACACCTTCCGAGGACGCGGCAACGGCGGCGGGCCCAAGCCGGGAACGGCGGCGGGCAACCCGTTCGGCATCGCCTACTGCGCCGGTTTGCAAAAGATTGCCAACCTGTATGGTGCCGGTACAGCCATCGATCAGACGTGGGGCGTCCTGTCGGCGCGCGGATTCGCACAGTTCCTTCGCCAGAACTGGGGCTACAGGGGCAACGACGTTCTTGGACCCGTCATGTGGGCGGCAATCGCCCGATGGCTCCGGGCACGGTGGGGGTACGTCGGCAACGACGTTCCCGGTCCCGTGATGCGCGCGGCACTCCAGCGCGCCGAGACAGCGAACTACCGGGCACTGTGACGGAAGTGGTAGGGTAGGCGACATGGCAGAGATCAAGAACATTCAGGAATACGGCAATCAACTTGTCGTAGTCTTCGATGACGGGTCTAAGAAAATCGCCTACCCTACCGCCAACGGTATCTACCTCATCAGTGGACAGCAGGAACCGCCGACACCGCCGCCGGTCGGCGCGGGTAACTTCATCTGGCCATTCCCGCTTACCGAAGTTACCAGCGAGTTCGGGCCACGCAACGGACGACTTCACGCGGGCATCGACTTTGGACGTGGCGCGTCCAACCAGCCGGGAACCGCCATCAAGGCATCCGGCGCGGGTAGAGTCATCATCGCCAACAAGACCAACAGTCACGGCGGATACGGCAACGCCGTTGTCCTCGACCACGGGGGTGGTCGCCACACCCTGTACGGGCACATGCGGTTCCGCCCGGACGGTTCCGCCGACGTGGATGTGAACGTAGGCCAGACAGTCACACAAGGTCAACGTCTAGGTGGCATTGGGCAAACTGGCGCGTCCCGAGGAAATCACCTACACTTTGAGACACATGAAGGCGGCTATCGGTGGAACGCATCGGCGCGTAACCCTCGCCAGATGATCCCGAAGTGGAACGGCTAATGGCTATCACCAGGAAGAAACACCCGTGGTATAACGTCACGGTCATTATGGCGTATAACGCCATCTGGAACTTCATCGTGGGCGCGCGTGGATTCGGTAAGACGTACGGATTCCTCAAGCATCACATCAACCGCAACATCAAGACCGGTGAACAGTTCATCTATCTTCGACGCCACAAGAAAGAAATGCAAGTGTCGAGGGCCACACTGTTCAACGCGGTCGGTAAAGAGTTCCCAGATTGGGACTTCCGCATCAACGGATGGGAAGGGCAACGCGCCCACGTATCCACACGCGACGACAAGAAACGCGAGTGGATAACTGTCTGTTTCTTGGCCGTGCTATCCGGTGGCCAGCAAATGAAGGGCGCGGCATTCGATGACGTGACCGCCATCATTTTCGATGAGTTCATCATTGAAAAGGGTGTCATCCAGTACCTTCCCGATGAGGTCACGATTTTCACCAACTTCTATTCCACGGTGGACCGCAACCAGGACAAGACAAAGGTGTACTTCCTGGCCAACAGTGTGTCCATCACCAACCCGTACTTCATCGAGTTCGACATCCGCCCAGACCAGTTGCCCGAACTGTCCACCCGTGCAGATGGGTACATGCTCATCCAGTTCCCCGACAGTGCTGAGTTCAAGGCATCCGTATCAAACACGCGATTTGGGCGGATGATCGCCGGAACCGAGTACGAACAGTACGCGGTGGGTAACCAGTTCGCAGACGCGCATGACGACCTGGTGGAATCCAAGCCATCCGATGCACGACCCAAGTTCAACTTGGAAACCAAACATGGCACGTTCTCAGTCTGGTACTCTACACGCCGCGGTGAGTGGTTCATCCAAGAACGTCTTATAGGCGGCGATCCTACCGTGTTCACCATGGTTCCCGAGCGCATGAAACCGGGCAAGATTCTTGTCACCTACTCGGACAAGGTGATGAAGTATTTGCGTACCGCGTTCCGTCAGGGTAAAGTCCTTTTCGACAACCCGAAGTCCCGTAACGCATTCGTGGACATATTCAGCCGATAGGACATCATGCCACCCGAGGACCAAACCAGCATCGAGATTTTGGCCACACAGGTGTCATTTCTCAGGGAAGACATCCGCGACTTGGCCAAGAAAGTCGATGAGTCCAATGACAACAAAGTGAGTCACCGAGAGTGGGCACAGCGAAACGAACATGTGAATGTTCGACTCGATGGGCTAGGTCGTGAACTAGGTGACCTGAGAACAGAACATCGAACAGACGTTGCGTCTGTTCGTGCACAGATCGCGGCAAAGTCTGCGCCGTGGTGGTCTGTTGGTGCTATGATTGCATCGATAGTAGCAGTGGCCTACTCCATCCTTAGGCCCGGACAATGAAAGGAAATAACATGAGTGATTCCACTCCCAAGCCGATGCCGACGCCCAACGTCGTCATCAAGAACCCCAACATGCGCGAGGGCATCCGCACCGCCGTGGACATCTACGGTGCCGCCGTGTTCGTCGTCGGCGCGGTCGATGCCGCGTCCGCCGCGTTCGACCTCGCGCCCTGGCTTGTCCCGGCAGGCGCGGCCTACATCGCCATCCGAACCGTGTTCGGATTCGCGGTGGACAACCCCAACACTCCCACGGTGTGACCATGCGACGGAATCGGCAGGTTGCCCAAGACATCAAACCCGAACTCATCACCGAGGGTGACATCATCGAGGTTCAGTTCCCGGACGATGGTGGAATCACGACCATCAAGCGCGGCGTCGTCGCGTACATTCAGGCGCACGCAGGTATGCGACACTTCCTCACTCAACAGGGTTCGGTCATTGCCAGGTATGCGCCTGGCCAGCCGACGCGAGATAAGTACACACTTATCGCGCGGATAGCACCGGAACAACCGATGCTTGACATGTTCGTGGATATGGGTAGACTGTAACCATGGATCAGGACATCATTCTCATCGGAATCATGATCGCGGTAGGTGCCGGGTGTTGGCTTGTCGGTGCCGCCGGTGGCCACTACGCCGGATACAAGACCGGCTACCGCGACGCCGTACGCGCCCGTGACGGCGTGTGGAAGGACCGTCTGGCCCTCACCACCAAGGACGTGGAACGGCGTATGCTGGCCGCGTACAACGCCGGTGTTGACAGCACCGCCCAGACCCCGAAGGACCACGACCGTGGATAACGAACTCGACACCCTGCTTAACAACCTCGTCAACGAGCGCAACCGCGCCGACAGCCTCACCGGATCGCGCGAAATGGCCCTCGCTATCACCAAGATCGATGAGGCGATCATGTGGGCCAGCGCCGCCAAGACCATCATCCAACTCAACAACGAGGTATCCAACCCGCCCGGTACGTGATACCATGAAACACACGCGCGGAACCCCTGTCGAACCATACCAGTCAAATGGCGGCAGGGGTTCACCGCGTTATAGACATGCATAGAGTTATGTGCTAGGATATGAGTATGAACCAGCAACTGTGTGAATCATTCATTTTCATCGACGGTGGTAATGATATGGCTTATTGTTCTAAGCCATCTGACCATGTGGGTATGCATAAGCGATACGGTGTACCCGAATGGTCAGATCAAGATCATGAGCGCGCCAAGCAATGGCTTTCAGAGGATGCTTAGCACATCCCGCCCCACCCTGTCAAACCCTTTGTAGGAACCCCACAAA